ACTCACTCCCCAGTAATCGACAGCATTGCTGTTAAACGTCGTGGTGCCGTTCGTAAAGCTAAACTGTACTACCTGCGTGAGCGTACTGGTAAGTCTGCGCGTATCAAAGAGCGTCTTGGCTAAGGTATCGCTAACGCGACATCGACTAGTTAATATCGAACAAGGGGTTAGCCATCGGCTAACCCCTTTTTTGTGTTCAATGACGACAAATTGACGACAGAAAAAAGCCTGCGGGGCGCAGGCAAAGGGCAGAGCAGAAAACGAGGGGTTTCTCAAACTGACTTATGCGGGACGCAGTCCAGCTTGCAAATTCGCGCCCGGCTTGGCAATCACTCGCGCTACGGATTCATGCGTGGCGAAGGTACAACTGCATTCAATATTCTGGCACTGATGATAACGTTCTTTGGTCGACTCGCTGAGATAGCGGCTTGAGCGGGTATGGGCGACTTTCCCGCATAGTGGACAATGCATCATAAAAACCTCCGGCGTATGAGTAAGCGTTGAGATGATTATGAAACCTTTATCTTGCAAATGCAAGTTAATTTTGTGGTTCGGAATGTTGATAAGCGACATCGTCAATATAAAGTTTCAAATTCAAGGTGGTGACAAATCCACTGCCATTCACATCATGAACTACCGAATCAATAATCCAGCGCTGTTGATCAATAATCTGTTTGAATCCTCTCACGACAACCGGTGTCTGCGGGGATAGGTCGGCTCTACCCAAAGCCAGCTTGATCGAGAAACTGGCTAAGCCAATTTGTACTTGCTTGAAAATAGCGTCAGCAGCACGTGTTGCCGTGTCTTTATCAGGGTAAATTTTACTGAGAACCAGAACATTCTCTGGGGAGCCCACCATGTAATTCTGTTCGTCCGATGAGGTTTTTGCAGGAGGCGTACTGGCCGATTTAGCATTCGGATGAGGCGTGGTCGCGGCGTTCGTTGTACCAGATGTTCGTTGAATACCTGACTGAGCTGCCTGGGCTTTTTTAGCATCATGCCATTTAGCTTTTACGCCCGAATAGGAGTGCTTATCGGCGATTTCAAAATTGTGTGAGTCGCCATCTGAGCGGTTTATTGTCATCCACGGAAGCGATTTTCCTGAGCCCGTCACCGCGTAGCCAGACTTGATGAAAATAATGGCGCCCTGTTTTACGCTGGCCTGAGCACCATACAATTGTGCTAATCGCATCAGGAAAAAAGCATCTGTCTCATCGGTCTGGTCAATATGGGAAACCTTGATGGCAGCCATCTCGGGAGACAGATTTGCAGGCAGAAGTTTATTACGCCGAGAAATGATCCCGACGATAGCGCCCAAGGTGTAGTCATCATAGGAATAGCTGCCTTTGGTGTTGAACGACCCTCGAAAGTCAGCGCTTCTGGCGACAATAGTGAGTTTATCTGGTGCACCGATGTGTTTGACAGTATCGACAACAAAGCGGCCACAATCAATCAGTGGTTTTCCCTTCCAGCCAAGATGCAGGTGAAGAACTGCACCACGTAAAGGCATTTCAAGCGCACTGTCGCTATCATCAAAAGTCACTTCGAGGCTGTCTGCACTAAAGCCACTGTTATCAGTGACTTTCAGTGACATCACACGTTCAGCGATGCTTCTTTCCAACGCCTTATCTTCAATGCTCAGCATAAAGTCCGGCATGATTTTCGCGCCCACCGGTAATTGAAGTTGGGTGATCATGCGTTAAATGCTCCTGGGAAAAACTGCTGTAGCGATTGGCTGGCTTTGTCATACAGGCCAGTGGCTTGTTTCTGTAAATCGCCATACATAGCCGTATAAGATTCATCAACGCGCGTTAGCGTCAGCTCGAAGTTGATATTGCGCGCTTTACCATCGGCATTCAGTTGCGAATTGGTATGGTTAAATTTTTGCACCACAAACATGCCGTAAATCGTACCGCTGCCTTCAATCAGCGGCCATGCGCGGCCTGAGTCGGCCATGCTTTCAAACACTTCCAAATAGCGCTGTCCGCCGGTGATCTCTGGCAGGAGTTGCCCTGATAAGGTGATGGTTTCCGTGCCTAAACCGAGATATTGAGTGATCGGGCGCTGGCCCACTCGGGCGTTTTGAACCCAGTTGTAACCCACATCTCTTTTTAGCGTCTGATAGGGTAATGTTCTAAGTTTGAAAACAAATAAACCTAGCGTCATCATCATGAGTAAGGTCCTCCGAAATTATACTGGCTTAATGATGAATTCTTTTCGTCCCATTTCTGCTGGTTCAACGCTTGTGTGACGGCATTCTGCAGCTGGTTATGATCCATTTCGGATGTCGCATAGATGGCAACGTTTTGAGTAGTCGTTCGGTTATCTGTCAGATTGGCCCCTACATTAGGCTTGGCTGGCTGATAGAGGTCTAACGTGCCTCCCGTTGGGGACAAGCTGTTACCCAATGGAGAGGACTCAGCGTCCGACGAGCTTTTGTCATCGTTGTTATCTGAACTAAATACCCAATCAATCCCTTTACGAACGGCAGTAAATACCTCACCTATTTGCGAAAAGGCTTTGTTTAAGGTGACAAAAATTTCGGCAATGGCTGCACCCACGATCTTTCCTATGTCACTAAAGTTGCTTAGAGATTCCTGTGTAAACTTAAGTGGTTTGAATAAATCGGTGATCCATCCGAGGGCAGCAGAGAAAGGAGAAAAAGCATCATTAACGGGACCCATTGCGGCGCTAAACCCGTCAATAACTCCCCCGACAAAGGCTTTAATCGGTTCCCAAAGTTTGACGACGGCGAAGCCAATTCCCGCAATCACGGCGATTAGTGCAATCACTGGCCCGCCAACTAAAGCAAAAGCAGCGCCCATGATGCCGCCGACTCCAGCAAAAAGGGTGCCCAGTAAACTTGCCCCTGCGATGAGCATACTTACGCCACTCAGCACCGGCGCGATGGCGCCGCCTAAAAAGCCAAGCCCGCCAATAATTCCCGTGACGCCTAACGCTAACCCCAGCAGAGAGTTCACCAACTGCGGATTATCGGTGATCCAGGTGTTTAAGGTGCTCAACCACCCGGTCGCCGTTTGCGTCAGCTCACGCAATGCCGAGCTTTGTCCTTCAAACAGATTGATGCGAAGGGTGTCCCAGGTGGCAAACAGTTTGGTGATATCGCCATCCAGATTGTCGCCTTTGACCGTGACCGCCATTTGTTCGGCGGGCGTCGCACCTTTCAGCGCCAATGGGGTTTGCGCCAAGACTTGATCGGCAGACATCCCGTTTTTAGCCAAATCTTTTTGCATCGCGACAACTTCCGCTGGGTCATGTCCAGACGACGCCATCGACAGGCTTTGCTGACGGAGGGCTGCAACGCGCGGATCGCCATTTTTCAGGCCGAGTACCGACTGAACTTCAGAGAGTGCTGCTTGCAGCTCGGCGCCAGGTTTGAGAAAGCTTTTTGCCAGTTCAAGCTTGGGTTGAGCGAAGTTGACCATCGCAGAACTCGACTGTTTAAACTGACTGATTTTCTGCGCGCGATTTTTATACTGCGCGCCAATTTCAGCGCCTTTTTGTTCGATCAGTGCAGGACGCTGCTGCTTTAATTTCGTTATGGAGTCATTAGCCAACTGTTTTTTAATATCAACAATGAACTGTTCTTCAGGCGTATTCTCAGCGTCAATCCCCTGCGTTTTAAGTTTTTTAGTCTTCTTATCAATGGAATATTGGCTATTGAATAATGTCGGCCCGTTGGTCGCCAGTTTCTCTCGTGCATCATTGAGTTTTGCCAACTGGCGAGACTGCTTATTAAGTTCACGCAGCTTTTGGGATACGTCATCAATATCCTCAGACATCAGGCTATAGAGATTTTTTTGCGGCGTTTTCGTCAGACGCGACCAGACATCCGCCGTCGCTTGTTTGAGCGACGACAGTTCCTGATTAATTTTCCCCAGCGTAGCGGGCATGTGTTCGAGATTACTCATCAGTTTTTACTCCGCTGCGTTGCAACGCTTTATGTCGCCAGTTCATCAGCTCGGTGAGTGACATGCCGTCCATTTCGGACGGCGGCCAATGAAAAATCACCGCGATGTCTGCCATCAGATCATCCACGGTAAGGCGGGGCGCAATCTCTACCCGCCCTGTTTCGGCGATAAAAAACCGATCACCTTGCCCGCCAGCGCAATCAGGTCAGGCAGTTCCAGGCGTGCACACTCTTCTTTGGTCAGGTTCGGGTAGGTAATGCGCGGCAAAATGGTGATCAGCGCATCGACATCGGCATTCGCCAGTGCCGCCAAACCGATACCGCGCAGGCTGCCCGCGTTAGGTTTCGTTACCTGAATTTCAGTGATTTCCACGTCACCGCGCTTGAGCGGTACATCCAGAACAACGGTGTTGTCATTTTGTTCAATCGGGTTCATGAGCGTTCCAGTCTTGAGTTGCAAAGAGGCCGGCAACGGTTGCCGGCGATTTTTGATACGGGGAATTACAGGCCGAGGGCTGAACGATGCTCAGCCAGACGGTCAACGCCGTTGACGATTTCGACCATGTTGACGGTGTCGACTTCAATCAGCTCTTTGCCATCAATAGTCAGCTTGAAGTACGTGCACTGGGTTGAAATCTTGGTGGTGGTGTCTTCGCCTTGCTTGTATTCGCCAAAGTCGAACTCTTTGTGACGACCGCGCATCACCACCTCCACCGCGGAGATATCACCGGTGTCATCGCGCTGGAACGAACCGGCGAAACGCAGAGGAATATCCGACGAGCTGCCCCACTGCTGTAAAACCAGTTCGTCCATGCCGCCGAGGGTCCATTCCAGCGCCAGCGCATCGTCGTCCAGACCGAAGTCCACCGAGGTCGAACCGCTCATGCCACCGCCG